TTATTTGATCTTATTATTGTATGTTTCTTGTTTGCATGTTTGTATTTGCAGCCCCTTAGGAGGTTACTTGTTTTTATATGGCGGTATCTTCGTTTTATTATTATTCCGTGTTTACCTCTCATATCTCATCAATTGGCCACCTTATCACCACTTTTGTGGTTATTTATATGGATTGCTGTGATGAGCTATGGTATTTATTGTTTCGAGGAATTGCAGCGATATCATATTCGCTTGCAGACACGTTTGTTATTACGTCCTAGACTTCAATCTCGAGTAATACCTTTTGGTTCTACACGTAAGTTTCATAGGCGTCCTCATTATCGTACTCAAGGTCTTCTTTCTGATGATGTAAAAGATCTCATGGGTGTCCCACTCATTCGATGTGGGACTTCCCTTATTGAATCTGTTATCTTCTTGGCCTATCAACTTAGCGATGCTAGCACTTATAAAATGCAAGCTGTCGCTGTAGCTACTTTCGTTAAGAGTATCAATGGAGGTGATTCTATTACTTTATCTTTAATGGATCGCGTTCAAGAAGCTTTTAGTGATAATATGGAGACACAAGCTGATTTCATGGATTATGTCAATGCTGGGAAAGATTCTCATAAGCGCTTTAAGAGCCTTTGTGAGTCCCCTGGTATGAAAAAGATTAACAAATTTATTATGTATGCTTTGTGTTCTGGTCTATTTTCTAAGGCGGGTATCACCCTCACTTCTGTTGGTTATTCTAGAATTGAAGCTGCGGCTGAAAAGAAGAATTTCTCTAGTAGTGTTGGTTTTCTCGATTCTTTGCTTGAGATGTCTCTCTTCTTGTGCTCTAGTGGTTATCAAGCCTTTCAAGGCATGAGTATTGAACATATATTGCATTCTCCGGATTCGTATGGAGATTATTATGACCGAGTTGAAATCTTTTGTCAAGATTACGCTAGGTATGCTGCTACGAATCTTGCCGCTGGTGTGGAGCATGCTAATCTTGCTGCTCGATTATCGGTTTTACTCAAGGAGTTCGAAGGCATTGAAGCTGTTATGTATAAATTATCAGCTGCAGAGAAGAAGATTGTACTTTCGGTGAGATCTCGTATCTTGCTAATTAAAGCCCAATTGTATAGCCAGAAGATTTGTCAATCTACTCGTCCTTCTCCTTTTGCCCTGTTGGTTCATGGAGAATCATCAGTTGGTAAGAGTGTCTTTACGGATATTTTATTTGCCCA